TACTAAAATCAATCACTGGTACAACATACCATTTACCAATATACTTGGACAGTAAAGGTTATGAGATGGGTGGAATGGTTGGATTCGAAGGAGATATTGAACAAGTTGAACAAATAACGAACTTTAATTACCAACATACAGGTGGTAATACGATTAGATTATATAACTCAGTTAATAGGGATGCATTAAGAATAATTAAAAATGAAAATTTTTCTATTGATTGGGGTGATGGATCAGTAGATACCATTGGTGTTGGTATTGGTAATAGTTTGGAATATAAACAACATACATTTCCTTCTTCAGGTACTTATAATGTGTCTATTGGCTTAAGTAATAATTGGGCTCAGAAAAAAATAACTAAAAAAATTACAGTACCTAAAAACACAACAGTAACTAACCCTAATGGGTCATTTGGTCCGTTCACGTTACCATATACTACGGGAGTTACAATCACTCAAAACTATATAAACGACTTAGATTATGTCGAGAAAGACTCAGACGGTCCAATATATTTTGCGGCTAAAGGGAGAAGTAGATTAAGTGAATTAAAGAGATACGGTGAAAGTACTTACCAAGGTACAACAATAGGTACAGATGGTGTAGGTAGTTATACGGGGTATACAATAGATAATTTATCATATAAAGATTATGATGATGGAATAACAACAATAACAGGGACAACAAGTGATTATGAAAAAGAAGAGGTTTTTAATGAGATGTTAACAAGGAACGAACATTTCATCGGTTTTATTGACGAACCAACCATTTTTTCTGATGTATTTGTTGAAAGAGGTAAGCAAGGAGTCTTAGAAATGAACCTAAGATTAGGAGAAATTGACAACGTAGGTGAAATAGATATCTACGGAAATGGATTTTTCCAAGTTAAAAAACAATAGAATAATATTTATTAATTAAAAGGATATGGCAGTAGGTAGTTATGGAACAGTAAGACCGGCAGATGTGTCACCATCAGACGTAGAAATTTTCTATCATTACGTCTCGGGGAGAACGTCGTCCGCACCTGTACAATTTAAAAAATTAAATTCAGAAGATATATTAACACCTATCTATCACAATTCAGATACGACGGATGCACCGAACGCACCTGATACGGAAATTTTAGGTGGACTATACAATCTAAAGTTAGATACGGCGGACTTCGATGAAATAGGTATATATACCTTACATCTTAGACCTAAACAAATAAGAACCTCCATAACCGACTGTGGGGTGTTAGCGGCACTACCATCGGTAAGAGGGATTATAATAGATTTAAGTAATGTACCGTCAACAGATAGAAATAAATTCAACCCTCAAGGGTTAGTTGGATACAGAATAGAGTATTTGAATAACGATGGAAGTAAAACCCCTAACTTTTACAGGGTTGTTACATCTTCATTCTACTGTACTCCAATTACGTCAAATCTGACAAGTACAACTCAAAAGGCAATAAGATATCAATATACAGATCAAGCAACTAATTTGTTGTTTTTAACGGTAACTCCGTCATCTGCACCATCTAATAGACCGAATACAGTTCCTTTTATTGGGGAACCGTCTCAAAACATAGTTTTATCAAATACATTTTTTAACCCAACAACGATTGAGGTTGATATGGTAGAACACGATGAGACAACATTGGCTTACGCGTTCTACGGTAACCAAACAAAATCTATTTCTGATGGAATATACACGATATACACTGCGGAAAACAATATCTACAAACAATTTAACTTGTTTGAGGTGAGAGATGAGTTCAACGAAACACTTTACGAGGTTAGAGAAGAGAGGGACGAAATCGATGAAACTAAAAACTTTGATGATATCACTGAATAATGGCGAAAAGAAAAGTTCCAAGTCAATCTGCGAGTGGAGGGGATACCTTTAATGACAACTTAGTTGGTAATCAAATTACCAATGGGTCAAGTCAGTTGACTGCCACAAACTTTTCAATAGATAAGACAATACCACAAAGAGATACTAAGAGTTTTACATCTGTACCTTTTTCTGATTTTTTAACAATTGAAGACCTTAAAGAAGAAACTAATGCACCTAAAACAAAATCAGATAGATCTGTAAAGAAAGAAGGTAAAGTAAAGTTCAGAGAGAACAAAGACGCGGGTTCTAAGACACTATTTGGATCTTTAAGTAAAAGACTATCATCTTCAGTTAATAATATAGTAGAACAGTTCCCTGCGGGTTTCTTTATTGACAAAGATACTCCTATATCATTTTCACAATACACTGCGGAGAATATTACTTACGATCTTAAGGCAAGAACAACAACTTTTAAGTTTGAAAGATCAAAAATATTTAATCCGTTAGATGTAGTACTTGAAAAACCTTTAAGTAATGTAAGTCCTGATGTTAATAACGAATTTAAAAACTTCTTTGAGAATTATTCCAAGTACTCCCTTATTATTGATGAGGTTGAGTATGAGATATTAACATATACAAAGGCGGGTAACGACGGACTTATTACGTTAAAAGTTAAGGGAAAACCTTTTATTGGTAACACATATGGTGAGAGTTTCTTAATTAGACCAACTAATCAGACAGTAGAAGAGTTTTTCGGAAGTTTAGATGAGTTAGAAAGTTTAATATTAGATAGAGAATCCACACCTAAGTACACCGCTGAGTTCAAACTACCAAAAGATTCCTTAGATGGTTCTAAAACAGAAACTACAACAACTAAAATTAGTTGGCCATTATTCAAAGATGGTTGGAACATAAAGATTGGTGGTACTGAATATATTGGATACTTAGAAAGTTTAAAATCTATAGGTGATGAAGTCGATCAATACAAGTCTAACTTAATATCAAGATTTTTAACAACAGCATCATTAAATGAATTCGATACTGAAGATCAAAGAATGTCTTCGATGTTTCAGATTTATGGAAGTGGTTTTGATTCTGTAAAGAAATTCATAGACAACATAGCATACATGAGAAATGTAAGTTATGATAAGATTAATAACATCCCTGATGTATTATTAAAAAATCTTTCAAACACACTTGGGTTAGATTCTGTAAACCTATTTGATGAGAAATCGTTGGATGATACACTCTATTCAAGAGTGGATAGTCAATTCGAAGGTAATAACCTTGGAATGAATATGGTTGAAGCGGAGGCGGAATTCTATAGAAGATTAGTTATTAATCTTGTAAGAATATATAAATCTAAAGGTACAAGAAAATCTATTGAATTCTTTTTAAGGTTTATTGGTGCACCTGAACCATTAATAAAAATTAATGAACATGTATACAAATATGACGACGTTAAGAAGGTTTCTTCAGACATTGATAATGACATTTATGACTTAACTCAATTAGAAAAAACATTTACTGTCGGTCAGATAAATTTTAATGAAACACCATCGTTTACCTATGAAGGGATAACCACTACTGGGTCAACTACATATCAAGTAGATGAATACCCAATAGTATTAACGGGTGTAACAAAATATGGGGACGTACAAAAAATTGTAAGTGAGAATAATGACGTATTCTTTCAAAAAGGTTCAGGTTGGTATGAGATATCTTTACAACATAGGTCATCAACCGAATTAGATACTGAGAATTCCAACTTACTATCTAACCCCAAGATTATAAAAACAAAAAATAAGGACTACACTTATGGTGAGGACTATTTTGATTTATATAGACAATTTTACGGGTTAGATTACGGACACGAATTACACAACACAGTTGATAACGAGAAGACAGAGTTATTATCGGACGTAGATTCAAAAACCTTAAATAGAAAAAACATACAAATCTACTTGTCATCTGCACAAGGTATTGATTATGATGTATATAAAAAGTCTAGAGATTTAGAGGTAAGTTTTGGATTGAAAACCCTTCAACCACAAACAGGTTTTACGTTTGCGGAATACATGGATAATGTATTAAACGAACAAATACGTAATTCACATGTCGTTAAGTATCAAAAATCATACATTCAATTAGAGGATGTGTATTGGGGGTATTTACAAAAGGTAGGAACACCATATAGTTTCCCAACGGTTAATGAATTCATAAACAGAATGAGTCCACATTGGGTGGAGATTGTGGAACAGTTTGTTCCGGCAACGACCCTATGGACGGGTGGTAATATTTTAGAAAATAGTCGTATTGGGAGATCTAAACACGATTATTTAAAACCATGTACCATTGAACAAGTTGAAGATAATCTATATCCTAAATTAGGTTTTGAACATTCCATAGAGGAAGATTTAGAAGTTTACTTTTTAGGGGATAAAGACTTATTTAGGGGGTTAACGGTAGTAAGTGGGGTAACTTATGTATTAAAGATAGTTTTAATGGGTGAGGTGTATACCGCATCTTCTCCGATTACACTTACTGGTGGTCAACTATTCGATCCATTCGTATCTACTTCTGATTGTACAACAATTAATGAGGTTGTTTTTGGTAGTGGGGAGACTTTTGATGGATCAAAACATTTACCCCTATTATGTGATTTTAAGTGTAATTTAAACCCTGACAGGGATGTATTAGATCCATTATGGATTAATGCGGTTGACAGTATATTCTCTCAAATAAACGAAAAATACTTTACCAAAACAGCGTACACAGGTTATGACACAATTAGTAACCATGCTGGTGGTGAAGGATATGAAAGAATAACAGGTAACACAGAAACAAGTGATGAAAATCAAAACATAGAGGGTGGATTTAATTCTGAACTATCAACCAACGGAGAAAACTACGGATATGAAAATGTCCCTATAGTTTCTCATGAGATTTTTACTGATAGTGATGGTGTCGAAAAAATAAGAATCACACCATTCACGTATGATACACAATTGTATATCTCAAACCCTGGTGATCCATACGGTGACGCATACATACCTGCGGATTTAGATTGTTTAGATTTAAGTACGTTTGATTTCTATTGGGAGTCAACATATCTAACGGGAACTACGGAATGTGACCCTAAGGTTAAAGTTTACGGACCAAATACCTTCTATACATTACCTGAAGATGAGGACGATTGTATCTTAATGGAGGATGTGTATTTTGAAGTATCGGGAGTTACATTTGGTAATGAAGATACTGTAGATGATGGAGACCCATGTACCGATTGTCCACCATATAATACATCGTGGCCATTAAACATATTTATAGATTGTATTGGTGGATATAATGAATCAATTAGCGGTCATACATATACGGTTGACCATGTTTCGGGATGTACGTTCGTCGTTAACAATGTTAGGGAAAATGATATTATTGACATATCAATAACAGATGCCGCGAATTGTGATCAAAAAATAAGAATAGAGGGATTACAACAAAAGTTTGAATGGGATCCTGTGGATGGTGATGATGTTACCACATCAAGAAGTCATTATTTACAATACTCGTTTGATACTTACGCTGAGGGGGACAACCCTGATGGTAGTAGTCCTCTCAATAGTCAATCTGGTATTACTTTCTGTGATAATTATTCAGGATATACTCTACAACCTATTGTACAATATAGACCTACGTTTGATTATGGTCTGAGACAAAACACTAAAGTTATAAAAGTAAATAATGGTGTTATACTTGACGAAAATACAACTTGGGATCAAATACAAACCTATTTAGATGATAATACTTTAGAAAAAATAAACATTGAAAATGTTGTAATAGGTGATCAATTACTTTCAGGGGTATATAAAGATTGTCCTTTCTCATCTCAAGACTATAACGATGCGGTTATTAGTGGTTATTCGTTCTCTTATGATTATAAGGTCGTAACAGTTGAAAATAAAGACTGTTTAGGTTCCACTAAAATTAACAAGATAAATGAAAGATTTAGTTTTTTACCTAATACTAGGTTATGGGTAATGACTAAAACAATGGAAGACGGAAGTCAGGGAGATAATTGGAGATTTACTGAAAAGTATCCTGAAGAATTATATCCAAGACCTGATGATCCTACAGACCCTTGTTGTAGTTATCAAGTTGGTTACTACGAAAGTGGAGATTATATTTTTAACGAACACGGTTTCCCTATTGAAGTACTCAAGGTCGATTTAGACTACTGTGCAAGAGATTTGTTCTACCATTTAAATGTCTTACAGAAAACAGATGCTAACGTTAGTTGTACTGAAGTAATATTATTTAATGGTGATTCTGAGGACTGTATATTAGTTGGACATGACGAACAGAAGTTCGAAAACATGGACATGAAAATGCAACAATACTTCCAAGACAAGTTAGATTGTTCTGACATGCCAGATATAGATGACATTGAGAGAGATTTAACAGGATTGGATGATTGTGATACATTAAATGCGTTTAAAATTAAACATTTTGATACTGGAGAGATAAGATATACTTCAATAAACGAAGATTTTAATATAGGGGATGCAGTAAACATTGAATTTATTTATAGTGGATCTTACAACGAAGAGATTAACTCAATTCAGAAGTTATCTCCAGGAGTGGATTGTTGGATTGTAATATCTAAAGTTTATGCTAACGTTATTGAATATTTGGTGTCAGGTCCGTGTGATGATGTTAAACGACCAGGACCTAGTCCAACACCAACAGAAACACCAACACCAACACCTACAAGTAGTCCAACTCCTACACCAACAACGAGTCCAACACCAACACCTACAAGTAGTCCTACGCCAACACCAACAAGTACACCTACGAGTACTCCAACAAGTACTCCAACTAGTACTCCTACACCAACACCTACAAGTACTCCAACAAGTACTCCAACTAGTACTCCTACACCAACACCAACAAGTACTCCAACAAATACACCTACACCAACTCCATCACCTACACCAAATTGTGATTTTGATGTTGATACAGATATTGTAACTCCTACACCAACACCTACGAGTAGTCCAACAAGTACTCCAACTAGTACTCCTACACCAACACCAACACCAGATTGTGATTTTGATATTGATATTGATGTCGTAACCCCAACTCCCACACCTACTCCATCACCTACCCCAAATTGTGATTTTGACATAGACATTGATTTAATAACTCCAACACCTACCCCAACTCCATCACCTACTCCAAATTGTGATTTTGACATAGATGTTGATCTAACCACACCTACCCCTACACCTAGCCCAACAAGTACACCTACACCTACCCCAACACCAGATTGTGATTTTGACATAGATGTTGATCTAACCACACCTACACCTACTCCAAGTCCAACGAGTACTCCTACACCAACTCCAACTATCGATTGTGATTTTGACATAGATGTTGATCTAACCACACCTACACCTACTCCAACTCCAACAGGTAGTCCAACTCCAACTCCAACTATCGATTGTGATTTCGATATTGATGTGGATTTAGTTACACCTACTCCAACACCTAGCCCAACAAGTACACCTACACCTACCCCAACACCAGATTGTGATTTTGACATAGACGTGGATTTAGTTACTCCAACACCAACAAGTACTAATATACCACCTACATCAACCCCAACTCCAACACCTACACCAGATTGTGATTTTGACATAGATGTGGATTTAGTGACACCCACACCAAGCCCTACAGAACCGATACCAACGAATGTCTCAAACCCAACCCCAACACCGACCCCATCACCTACACCAGATTGTGACTTTGATATAGATGTGGATTTAGTTACACCAACTCCAACACCTAGCCCAACAAGTAGTTCAACTCCAACACCTACAGAAAGTAGTACTCCTACACCAACACCTACGAGTACCCCAAACTGTGATTTTGATATTGACGTTGATTTAGTTACACCAACTCCAACACCTAGCCCAACAAGTAGTTCAACTCCAACACCTACAGAAAGTAGTACACCTACCCCGACTCCAACACCGAACTGTGATTTCGATATTGATGTGGATTTAGTTACTCCAACACCAACAAGTACTCCGACTAATACTCCTACACCAACATCAACTAACACACCAACACCAAGCCCTACTAATACCCCAACACCTACACCAACGCCGAATTGTGATTTCGACATAGATGTTGATGTAGTAACACCTACTCCAACACCTAGCCCAACAAGTACTCCAACAAGTACCCCAACTAACACACCTACTAATACACCAACTAACACGCCTACCCCATCACCTACTCCAAATTGTGATTTTGACATAGATGTTGATGTGGTAACACCTACACCTACACCTTCCCCAAGCCCAACTAACACACCTACAAGTACTCCAACAAGTACACCAACTAACACGCCTACCCCATCACCTACTCCAAATTGTGATTTTGACATAGATGTTGATGTGGTAACACCTACACCTACACCTTCCCCAAGCCCAACTAACACACCTACAAGTACTCCAACAAGTACTCCAACTAACACACCTACACCAAGTCCTACTAACACACCAACCCCAACTCCAACACCTAATTGTGATTTCGACATAGATGTTGACGTGGTAACACCTACCCCTACACCAAGTCCAACGAGTACTCCTACACCAACGCCAAGTCCGAGTCCAACTAACACGCCTACGCCGAGCCCAACAAGTACACCAACTAACACGCCTACACCAAGTCCAACTAATACCCCAACACCTACACCTACACCAAATTGTGATTTTGATATAGATATTGATGTGGTTACTCCTACACCAACCCCTACAACTAGTCCAACACCTACACCAACTAGTAGTCCTACACCTACACCAACAAGTAGTCCTACGCCAAGCCCAACAAATACACCAACACCAAGTCCTACACCAAATTGTGACTTTGATGTGGACATTGACGTAGTTACTCCTACTCCTACACCAACACCAAGTCCAACACCTTCACCAACTCCATCACCTACACCAATAGATTGTCCTGCACCATGTACGACAACAATAAACTCAGATCTATTCCATAGTTGGAACGCTAACTTGGTTGGGTCCAACTTTAAAGAATTGGGTGGATATTGTAATGAAGTGAGAGATAAGAGTGGTAATGTAGTATCAACGAATAGTGAAGAATGGACTTACGACACAAACACATGTATTGTTTA